GGCGGCAAGACGTTTGAGACGGGCGTGCCCGCAGACATCTTGGTCAAGGGCATGGAGGGCATCCCCACGCAGATGCCGTTCTTGTTCCGCGCTATGGCTATGCCTGCGCAGCTCTTGCGCAAAGCCGTGACGCTCAGCCCCCTGTACCAAGCCAAGGCTTTGTTCCGCGACTCGTTGGCAGCGCCCATTTTGGCTGGTGCAGACTTTACCCCGATGTTGGGGGCGCTGCGGCAGATTGGCAAAGAGTCTGGCAAGACGCTGGAGCAGCGCGGCGTCACAGGCGGGCAGTTCATAACCGGCACCTCCGATGACCTCACTAAAATCTTGCGTGACATAGCTGATGGCAAGCCCGGATGGATGACGGCACTAAGCAAAGCCGAAGCCATCGGCATGAAGGTTGATGCCCTGACACGCCGCGCCCAGTACAACAGCTACATTGCGCAAGGCATGTCCGAGATGGAGGCCACGCTCATGGCGCTGGAGTCCATGAACTTTAACAAGCGCGGCGCATCACCCAGCATCCACGTTGCCAACGCGTTGATCCCGTTCTTCAACGCGCAGATTCAGGGCTTGAACGTGCTGTACAAGGCGATGAGCGGCCAGATGCCGTTCAACGACAAGCTGAAAATTCAGCAGAAGCTCTTGATTCGCGGCGGCATGATGGCCGCAGCAACGCTGCTTTACGCCGCGCTGATGGAAGACGACGAGGCGTACCAGAACGCTCCGGCAGATCAGAAGTACGGCAACTGGTTCGTGCGCATACCGGGCGTTGACCAGCCCATCCGCGTGCCTATCCCGTTTGAGATTGGCTACATCTTCAAGGCGCTGCCCGAAGCGCTTTACAACAGCATGACCAACAAAAACGGCGGCGAAGAAGCAGTCAAGGCGTTCAAGCAAATCTTGCTGCAAAGCGTTCCTGGCGGCTCCAGCTACGGCATCCCGCAGATCATGAAGCCTGCCATCGAGGCGGGGCTGGGCAAGTCGTTCTACACGGGGCGCGACATCTTGTCTGCGCGAGAAAAAGAGCTGCTGCCTGAAGAGCAGTTCCGCGCCAACACCGCCGAGATTTCCAAGGTTGTGGGCAAGGCAATGGGCATATCACCCATCGTCATGGAGAACTTGGTGCGCGGCTATACCGGCACGATGGGCGTGGCGTTCCTGCACGCGGTCAGCTTGGGCACACCTAAGTCGGAGTCCCCAGAGGCGGCAGTCAAGCGCCTGTCCGACTACCCGGTCATCGGCGGCGCGTTTCAGCCCAACGATGCGGGCGCTATAACCAACACTGTGTACGAGCGTTTCAACGAAGACATCAAGGTGCGCAACAGCTACAAGAAGATGCTGGAGGAAGGCAGGACAGCCGAGGCCAACGCGCTGCTGCAGCGCCGGGGTAATGAGTTGATGGAGGCCGAGATCGCTGATGTGTTCAAACAGAACATGAACAAGCTGACCCAAGCCGAACGGGCCATCGCAGCATCGACCATGACGCCTGAGCAAAAGCGCACGCAGCTTGATGAGCTGCGCAAGCTCAAGACGGCCATCTCACAGACGATGCGCAACGTAGCCGACAAGGCGGTCAAGCTGTCATCCCCCCTTTGATGGGCCGCGATAGAACCACACGCCAAGCCGCCCGTCCCTGATACTGGGGCGGGCCTGAGCGTCGAGGATGCGGCAGCGCAGGGCTTCCTTGAGACCTGCTTGCCGCACCTCTTCTGTGTCGATGCAGGGGATGAAAAACCCCTGCCCTCGCTCAACGGATCGCCACGGGAACAAGCGGCTGTAGGATGACATCGTCTACGTCTTCTGCGCGTCTGGTGATCTTGACGGCACTGACCCGCATGGGCGGGCCGTCCGTCTTGGCCAGCATGTCTTTGCGCTGCATGAAGCTGACGATGAACTGCGCGGATATCTGCTCGCGGAACGTGTTGTAGCTAAAGCTCATGGCCGAGCAGTACGCCCGCAGCAGCCGCTCCTCTATGAAGAAGTCCACACCACCGCCACCAACGCCGTGCTCGACGCGGCCCATGATCTCCGTGCGCGTGGTGTTCTTGCCAACGATAGAGCCGTCGCTGAACGCGGCCAGGACACCTGCCTTCTCGCCAAACTTGACTATCACAAACTTGCCTTGGTACTCCTGAATGTAGGCGTTAAGCACATCCTCTGCCGTACGCTTGCCGCCCGCAATGCTGCGGCGCTGCTCCTCAAACGTGGCGTTGAGCACCTTGATGATCTCTTGCATTGGGATGTCCACGAGCCCCGTGTGCTGGCTATTGCACAGCACACCAGCGGCAACGATGACCCCGGCACCGGCCATCCAAAACCGCTCATCGTTCGGCGCGTTAAACGTCTTATACATCTGCGCCACGGTCTGCGGCACAAGCGTCTTGAGGTAGCCGATGTTGTTCACAAAGTACCGCGACAGCACATCCCCTGCAAGGCCGTAATTGCCTTGCAAAGACTTGATGATCTCGATCTCTTCTTCACTCCACTCCAGCTTCTCGTCCATCGCCATCTCAATCAAGCGGCGAAGCTCACCCTCAGATGAGTGCTGCCGCACGCTTGTCAGGTAGTCAACCGCTGGCCTGTTGGATGACATCAGCGCCAGTGCTGCCCAAATTGACAGGTTCAGCCGCTCACGGTTGGTGCCCGACTCCATCCTTTCTTTGCCGCGCCCCTCGGACATACTAAAGAGGAATGCAGGGAACCACTCGAAGTCTTTGCGGTTGTTGGTGGTGATCTCGTCGGTCACAAGCGGCAAGCTGCGCAGGTGCCCCAAGCGCTGCTGCATGGCCACAGCGGAGGTGCCAGAGCCGGTACGATAGTGGACCGGGTGCCCCCACACAGATGCCGCAGTGTCCAGCGCCAAGGACTTACCCGTGCCGGACTCTGCCGAGGCGCAGTGGACGGTCAGGCCGAACAGGCCCGTGAAGCGCATGAGAGGCGAGCCCACACCGACCAAGAAGATCGTTAAGTGCTTCCACAGTTTGCGGCGCACAAGCATGTTGATGACCGCCTGCCACGCATCCAACGAACCTGCGGGCTTGGTGTTGCTGACAATGTTCTCCAGTCCCGCCATAGGCACGAACACGGGCTCGGCACCGGGCTTGTAGATGGAGCTGTTGAAGACGAAGCTGTCGTCTTCTTGCCAGCCATACGCCGAGGGGATGCGTATGGGCGACTTCTCCGTGCTCATCTTCTCCACACTTGCGCGGACATACTCGTACAGGTTCTTGTCATTGCCCGAGCCGAAAGACGCCATGATGTTCTGGCTGGCCAGATGTTTGAGCGCGTCGTCTCTGGCCGCGATGCTCTTTTGGGGCAGCAGCACTTCTTGCACATGCTCCTTGCGTACCGCCAGCATGTGTATCTCATGGACGCCGTTGTTGTTCAGGATGTCCACGGGGAACAGATCGTATGGCAGCAGCATGTGCTGGCGCTTTTGCGTGTTGCCGTCCCCGTCTTCTTCCTCCTTCTCAATGAACACGCCGCCGTACTTGCCAAACGCATACCCCCGAGGGGGCTCTGGGCGGTACATCTTCTGCGGTGCAGCATCAGCAACCTGCACCTCGATCTCAACGGCCTCGGTCACAGAGTTGACCTCGCGCCCCCAGCCCAGCGGGTTTGTGATCTTGCCCCTGTGCTGGCACTTAGTGCACACGCCGGGGTTGGCATCGTTCATGGCCTCGCACGAGTACGGCCCCTTGATCTCGTGCAGCTTCCTGTACATCCTGTCGTGGTCGTACGGGTGCATGTCGCTCAACCACACCGCCGCTTTCGGGCCATCCACGCAGACCTTGGTCCAGCTCAGCAGCCCACGCCACAGCGGCTCCGTGCCATCCTCATCAGCGTTCTCGATGTAGTGGGCAATCTGCCCGCAGCCTGTGCCGTCACGGGTCTTGAGCAAGATTTTCTTGAAGCGTGTGATGCTGTTGCCAATGATGGCCTGCGCTGTGGGCGACAGTGCCTTGACATTGGTTGGACGCTGCCCCGGCAACGCCAGCGTGTTGATGGTGGTGGGTGGGGGCGGTGGTGCTGTTTTGTCAATGCCTTCAGCCGTCAAGATAGCGTTGATGTCGTCCACGGCGAAGCGGTTGCCCTCAGTGATGAAGCGAACCTTGGTGGCTTCCCGCACACGCTTGCCGTTCTTGACCCCGGTATTGGTCGTATCAAACACACGCAGCACCCTGGACGCGTCCCCCGTCACCGCGTTGTCGATCTTCAGGCCATGCTTGTGGCACAGCTCCTTGAACCGCTTGGCCACGGGGAACCAGTCCTCCTTGAACATCATCTCGCTCAGCGGCCAGTAGGCGTGTATGCCGCCGCCCGAGTGCACTATCCACGGATCGCCCAGTGCTGCAAGCCCCGTGTCCTCACAGAACTTTTCAAGTGCCTGCGCCGCCGCTTTGGCGCTTGGGTATGCCTTGGGCTTGATGACCATCTCGCCCGTGTCTTTGTCGGGTTGCGGGATGTCCTTGGGGTGGTTGCAGTCAAGGTCAACCGCCAGCACTTGGCTGGCGTGCATGTTGTCCTTGGTGCGGTCTTTGCTCGTGCCGAACGTGCCCAGCGCGAAGTACGTGTCGTAGCCCTTGGCGGACCAGCGCTCAATTGTTGGAAGTAGCTCTTCGAGTGTCTCCTTGAAAACGTGTTCTTTTTTGTTTGTAAGCTCAGCGGCGCAGTAATACCCATTACCCGGCGACGGCAGAACCTCCGCTAGAAACTCAAGCGGTGTCATAAGGCTCCTTAGCGCTGGGGGTTAGGCTGTCAGTTGGGCTTTGAGTTCGGCGTTCTCATCAATGAGTTGGGCCACACGGGCGCACAGCTCCTGCACCAGCGGGTCGTCCTTTTCCATGTACGCGTGGCGCAGGAGTTCTTCCGTGGTCATGTTGGCAAGTTGTACTCGTGACATATTTTTCTCCATGCCTCATCCGCTGTGCGTGAGGACTTCATGATTGTTAGTAAAAGCTCCACGCGATTTTGATATGCGATGAAAACGTCTTTGCCGAAGAACCAGTTGTATACGGTCTGTCGGGTAACGCCCAGTGCTATCGCAATTTTGGTCACGGGAAAATCAAGGTGGACAGCCCATCGCCCCAACTGGTTGCCGGGGGTCTTGGGCGCTGACATTACAGCGTCAACAACTTTTTGGGAATAGGGCATTGTGCTAGGTGGGGGTACTCGCTGCGTCTGGTGCTTTCCCCCCGAACTCTTTACTCGTCGTCCCAGTCGCTCACGATGTCAGCGAGCTTGGACTTCTTGGCGGGCACCGCAGTCTCCTTGGAGGGGGTCTTGCGAACTTCTGGCTCGTCGTCCTCGGACGCCACGGGCTTGGTCTTGGGGGCCTTGGCGGGCTTGGGCGGTGGAGTCTCCTCCGCGACTTCCTCCTCGGCTTCAGGCTCGACCTTGGGCGCGGCTCTGGCTTGCGTAGGCTTGCCGGGGATCGCCATCGGTGGGGCCTTGACGCCATCGGCCTGCGCCACTGTCATCACCACAGCACGTTTGGCGTCATCGCTGTCGGCCTGCGTCATGACGGTCTCGTACTCGGCATCCTCCAGCCAGCGCACGGGCGTGAAGAGCAGCTTGGGGCTCTCGGCCTTGGTGTCGAACTTCATGCGGGTGATGATCTGCTCGGGGTTAACGGGCGGGGTCTGTGCGGCCAAGAAGCGAGCGTATGCCTGCAGTGGGCGCTTGTCGCCGTCCTCCTTGCCGAAGATCGACGTAGCGGGCAGCGTAAGCTGCAGCACATCACCTTCAGGGTTGTTGGCCAGCACCACAGCCAAGCGCTGCTGGTAGCGACAGGCGCGGCTATTGCCGTTGCCCGACCCGGCTTCGTTCTGAGCGCACCCCATGCAGGTGGCGTTCTGCGGCTCCTTGAGAGATGCGTCGGGCTTCTCGCCGTCGTTGCTCCAGCAGTTGGGTGCAGCAGCGGCAGCGTCCTTGTCATACGCGCCTGCGTAGAAGATACGGCTGACCTTGGGCGCTGCCTTGACGATCACCACATCGAGGTGGCGGTCTTCGATGGCTGCAATCTCTTTGCCGCCTGTGACCAGACGGAACACGCCGCCCTTGATGGAGATGCGCTTGGTGGACAGGCCCGTGCCGCCGCCCGTCAGGGCCTTGGCGGTTTCAGACAGCTCGTTGTTGCGAGCGAAGGCGGGGACGTTGGATGCGCTAAAAAGTGTGATATTGCTCATGGTTAACTCATTTGGATTTGGTTACACGAATCTCGAACTCGGTGTACGAGTTCAGTCCGGGTGGCACAGCCCCCGGATTCTCTTGCAGGAAGGTCGCCATGTTCGTCTGTGCGATGCGCTTTTCTAGCAGATCAACGACTTGGTGGTCAAGAATAAATTTCTTGAACGAGTCCCAGTCCTGCGTGTTGTAGCGCGTCTTGGTCGAGAGGGAGACCGTCCCGTAGGAGGTATTGACAGACTTCAGGCCAAGCGCCTTCATCTTGTCCTTGATGGCAAAGCGCACCTCGTCTTGCTGTGCCTTGAGTTGCTCCACCGCAGTGTCGTACTCCTTGGTCAGCGCGTCGATGCGCCCTTTAATCCGGCTGTGGATTTTCACGAGAAGGTCAATTGGGACCACCTCATCTTCAGTTTCGTTCATGTGCTTTCTCCTGTTGTTTTGTCAAGCGTTGGACAGTGTACATGGGTTTTTGGGTTGTGCAAGTGCCTCCTTTTAAGATTTAATTTCTGCCTCGAACATGGCCGTGAGCAGGCCGTTGTCCGTGACGCGGGCCGTCAGCGCCTTGAACATCTTGCGCTCGATGGGGGAGCCCTGGATGTGCAGCACAGTCACCTTGTCGCTGTTCTGGCCCTTGCGGTCAGCCCGTGCAATGCACTGGATGTACTGCTCAACCGACATCAACGGGCCGTAGAAGACCACCGTGTCTGCGGCTGTCAAGGTAATCCCGTGTGCCGTTGCTTGCGGCTGCATGACAAGCAGCCGTGGGTCGGGCTGGGTCTGGAACCTGTGGATGATGTCAGCGCGTTTGGTGGCGCTCACGCCGCCGTGGATGACCTCGGCCTTGATGCCCTTCTTGGTCAGGTGCGTGTGGATGGCGTCGATGGTGGAGCGAAACAGTGCGAAGACGATGACCTTGCGCTCGGTCTCCTCCAGTATCTCTTCGAGCACGCCCAAGCGCGGCGCTGAGTCGAACTCGACCACCGCCTTCTCGTCTGTGTAGGCCGCACCACAACTGATCTGCAGCAGCTTGCTCACGCCCACAGCCGCGTTGACAGCGGTGATGGTCGTTCCGGCTGTGTGCACCATCATCTGATCCTTGAGCAAGTTGTAGTACTTGGTCTGCTGCGGCGTGAGCGGCACCTCGCGCACCAGCGTCATGACAGGCGGCAGATCAAGGCACTGCTCCTTGGTGAACCTGATGGCGGGCTGCAACGCGTTGAACACATCGTCCTTGGCCGTGGGCTTAGGCCCCCACTTGAACATGGTGAGCTTCATCATCACCAGATCACGCCATGCTGTGAAGAACTGCGGCACGCCTTGTGGGTTGACCAGCTTGGCAAGGCCATACGCATCAGCAGGCGATTGCGAAGCGGGTGTGCCCGTCATCATCCACAGGTACGTGTCAGGCTTGATGATGGCCTTGAGCGTCTTCCACCGCCTAGTGGTCATGGTCTTGTAGGCGTTGGCCTCATCGACGATCACAAGGTCGAACCTGCCGTCTGCGTTGATCTCATCTGCGATCAAGTTGAGCCCGTCGTAGTTGCAGATCACAAACTCATAGTCCGACTGAATCATCTCGATGCGCTTGGCAGACTGCGCATGGTGCGCGACGATGGCCGAGCGATGGATGATTGAGTTGTTGAGATCACTCATCCACGCTGCGTGCATGATCGACAGTGGGCACAGTATCAGCACACGGCGCACAAGCCCACGGTTCATCAGGTAGTCAGCCGCCCACAGCGCCGCAAGCGTCTTGCCAGTGCCGGGGTCGTTAAAGACAAAGGCTTTGCGGTTGACTGTGAGGAACGATGCAGTATCGACTTGGTGCGCCATAGGCTTGTAGCGCCCCGGCCAGTTGTAGCGCCGCGTGATGGGCGAGGGCACATCTTTGACGCCAAGGTTGCGCAGCACCCGTACCTCT